AACATGTATCAACAACCATATGTTGATCCTAATCCTAACGCAGTTGTTACTCCAGGCAATAATACAGGATTAGGTCCCGTAGCAAATGTAGATATTACAAATGGCAACGTTGCTACACCTGTATATATTCCACCACAAGGTCCAGCAGCAGGTGATGGTAGCGCAGTAGTTAGACCACAAGTACCAATTGATACAAGTTCAACTATTACTCCAGGTACTACTCAAACAGAACAACCATTGTTACCTCTTGTACCTACAGAGTTAACACCAAGACCCCCAGTAGAAAATATCAGTGCAGGCGGACCAACTACTCCAGACACTGTGATTCATAATCCAGCTCCTCAGGTAGTTATACCACAACCAACTACACCAACTACACCCGGAAGTTCAACACATTATGGAACTTACTCTTTTGGTACAGGTCCACAGTTAAACATACCTCAAGGACTAAATCCTGGCTATATACAACCAACAGACTTCTACAATACTAATAGTCCTGTACAAAGTCATTACTACTGGGGTGGTCATCCATATCAACCTGGACCTACATTCAATCAAGCATTGTATAATAATGTACCAAACGCACCCGGAACACCTTGGGGATTACAGCAATCGTTCAATCCGAACTATGTATATCCAGTTGCGCCATAATTAATTTAACTAAATAGAACATAAGGAAACATATATGAGTTTCGGAAAATCATCATCAACAACAACGGCAGAGTTAACTCAAGAACAGCGTGACGACATAGCGGCGCGAACAGGGTTCTTTACAGGAACTATTGCACCAACATACAATGCCGCAGTTGGCGGAGCTACTGATGTGTATAATAAAAACGCAGGCGGTGTGTTAAATGCCGCACAGAATCAAGCAGGCGTTGCAAGTCAAGCACAACAAACATTAGGTAGTACAGGTGAAAGTGCATTACGAACTGGCATTAGTGGATTAGAAAGTTTATTCAGTCCTGACTATGAACAGAATCAAATCAATAATGCTCTTGCACCTGCACAAGCACAGTACTTACAAAACTTAGAAATGCAACAACGTCAATTTGGTGGCGCAGGTATGTTAGGTAGTTCAAGACAAGCATTAGCAGATAGACAATTAGCTGGTATGAATCAAAGTCAACAAGCACAAACAGCCGCACAAGTTCAAGCAAACATTGCAGGTCAACGAGCTAACGTAGGAAGTCAATTAGCACAATTAGGTCAAGGTGGCATTGGTCAAGCATTAGGTGCAGCTGGTCAACAAGTAACGGCTGCGATGACTCCACAACAATTATACAATCAATATGCCAGTGTTATCTTTGGCACACCTGCAGCCAGCTATACTCCAGACTTTAGAGGTACTCAAGGTAGTACAACTACAGGAAATAAATTTGGAATGGATTTCGGCAGCGCAATGAAGTACTTATAAGGTTAAAATATGGCATACGCAGATTACAGTTTATCAAATACATCAGGTTACGAAACAGAAGAAGAACGCCGTCGCCGAGAAATGGCAGGCCAAGTTGGTCCTGTTGATCCAGCATCTATGTATCAATTAAGTTCATCACAAGGTGATTCAGGCTTAGGCTTACAGTTGCCTGAGCAAGTGCAACAACAAAATATGCAAATGGGTCAACCAGCAACATTGCCACAAATGCAACCTCAACCATTGCAGAACGTTGACCAAAGTCAACAACCGGCAACCCTAGGGGAACAAACAGGTTATGGTCATCCTGTTCAACAACATCTAGATATGTATCAAGCAGCGCAAGAAGATCCAGGCGCATTAATCAAAATGAGTCAGGATCAAAATGCACCTGAATGGATGCGTAGTCGTGCAAGAGAACAGGCTGCTAATTTATTGAATAACGAAAAAGGCTTTGCAACTGCACAACAACAATTAAAAACTATGTCACCAGATGACTTAGAAAGTTCAATACGTAAAAAGACTACTGAAGGTAGTTGGTTAAAAGCTATTATGTATGGTGCATTGGGTATGGAACAATCTGCACAAACAGAAGCAGCCAAGTTAGGCATTGGTAAAGAATCAGCAGTCATGGGTGCTGATGGTACTCCTTATTTAATTAAGACTGCTGCAAACGGTACGCCAATATCAGGTTACAATGCCACTACTGGCAAACAGTTATCAGCTAATGAATTAGTTACTGCAACCGCTGGCGCCCAAACAGTTAAAGGTACAGTTACTCATACTGGTAAAATGCAAGACGTTACTACAGGCGAAATATACTATGAGCGTACTACTCCGCAAGGTATTCAATTAGTTGATACTAATGGTAAACGTTATAGTGGTGCTACTAATAATTTACGTGCATATGGTATTGGTAGTGATATTGCTACTCAAAATATTATGCAAGTCAATAGATTAACAAACGAATTTATTGCTAAACCAAGCGAAGCAGCAGCAAAAACATTAATGGAAGCAGCAGCAAAAGCTGATCCAGGTGATGGATCCGAAATTCGTAAAGTTCAAGAATTAATAAGAACATTACCAATGCCTAGAGGCGGTGGTATGCCTTCTACAACAGTTAATCAACCACCACAACAAAGCATTCCGTTATATGATGCTCAAGGTAGACCAACAATGTCTATGCCATCAGAAGCGGCTCCAACAGTAGCAGCCCCAGTACAACCAGCCCCACTATCTAATGAACAAGTTACTAGAGTAGATACTGACATTGCGGCATTAGACCGCGAAATCAAACGTACACCACCTACAGAAACAAACAGATTAGGTATTCTTAATAATGAAAAAAATAAGTTAGTACAATATAAAAATAGTTTAGGTGGTACAGGCGCTGTTAGTGGTGGTGCTCGTAGACCAGGCGAAAGTTTTGATGCTTATGAACAGCGCAAGGCACTTGCTAAATCAGCAGCCGAAGGAGGCATAGATGTTAACGTAGCTGAACAAAAACAATTTGTTGAAAAAGTCATTCCTGAAGTGCAGAAAAAAGGTGACGACGGCAAGTTTGTTGCTGACACACGCAGAACACAGGTTAGCATGTTGACAGGACCCAATAGTCCTATAATGGGTATATACCGTGGATCAGGTACTAGTTATGACAAGGCTCGTGCAGTGTTGCGTGATGCCGTGAGTGGTGTGTATGCTCGTACTGAAGATCCTAATGGACTCAGACTCAGCGAAGATTTGCGTAATATTAGCATTCCTGCTGAACAATTGAGTGCTTTAAAAGAATTTGTGCAAATGAACACCAGCATCAATGCCAAGACTCTAGCTGAAAATGCAGGCGAAGGTCCCAAATCTGATGCAGACATAAGAATGAACCAAGCAGCCAACATGACCAATATTGGTGACTTGCCAGCGTTTGCTGCACTTACAGGATTGACACGCAGTCAATTTGCTGGTGACATCAACAAACGCAAACAAGATTTCTTAAACACCAACAGAGACATTTACAAAACGCAATCACAACTGGAAGCAGTTTGGGGCAAAGAAAAAGACCTGTTGAATCGTCAATACGAAGGAATCTACAAGGCCAGACTCAACTACATTGACAGTCAAATGGTGCAGAAGTTTGGACACGATTGGCGCAAGAAAAAGGATGATGATACACAAGCATTCTATAGAAACGCCAGTATCCATAGCTTTAATGTATTTTCTACCCCCAATTACGATACACAAACACAAAAGTTTGTGTATCCAACACAGCAGTCAAAGATAGCCGCAATGCGTGCCATAACAGGAAAATAATATGGAAGAAGAAATTAATAAATTACGCCAAGCAGGATTCAGCGATGAAGATATTCGTGCTTACATGGAAGAACAAAAATCATCCAGCAATTCCACAGCACCTGCTCCTGTAAGTCCAGAGCAATCTGCTGATACTCCTATACGTGTTGACGAAACTGTGCCTGACTATGGTGGCACAACTGAAACTTCTTTTGGAGAAACACTGGGCACAGTTGGTGCTGCTGTGGCACCGTACGCACTGCCAGTGGCCATTGGTGGTGCAGGTTTATATGGTGCCAGCACACTCAAAAGTGGATTTGATGCCATGAAAGAAAGTGCTGCCGCAAGAACGGCACAGGCCAATGCACAAATGAAAATGGCAGAAGGTATTCAGCAACGATTTGACGCTAGACAAACATCTCAAATGAGCAAAACAGCACCAACTTACAATGTGCCCACTACCACTGCACCTGCGCCAACTTACAATGTGCCCACTACCACTGCACCTGCAGCTCCTGCTGCACCTCAATCTCGTCTAGGCGTTGTTGACCAAGCAAGTAACATTGTAAGAAAACTAGCGTTAAGTAAATTATTGCCAGCAGCACAAGTAGGTATGGGATTATTTTATACTAGCCCTGAAGAAATCGCTACTTTAAAAGCTGCTGAAGAACTACGTAAAAAACAAGGCTTAAAAAGATGACAACAGCAGAACAACTAACAACTGTCTTTAATAATAATTTTGTAGCATACTTTCGCAGTCACGCCGCACATGTTAATATTACTGGAAGAAACTTTCGTAGTGATCATAAATTACTTCAAGGTGTTTATGAACGCAGACAAGAGCAAATTGATAAGATAGGTGAAATATTACGTACAATGCAAGAGTACATGCCCTGCAATATCAATGATGTTATTAATGACAGTACAATACCTACAGATACTATTGAAGGTTCAGCAGATACTTTACTAGAATCTGTAATGATGGATTTAGAACATTTATTAGACGATTATAAAGCACTAATTGTTATTGCTAGTAATGAAGGATTAGAAGAAATTAGTAATTACGGTCAAGATCAAGCATTAGATTTAGAAAAATCTATTTGGATGCTAAGGTCTACATTAGATTAAGTTAAGACACCAACGGTGCTATCAAGAACCATATGATTTTGTGTCTTTCTAGTATGGGCATCAACGAATTGGCAGGCGAGTTTGTTAAGCACTAATCTTTTTGTAAGCATAGCTTCCGCGAATGTCATAGCCTTCTTTAGCATGTAGCTTTAGAAAGCCAGATTGATCTTTACGCATAGTTGTAGAACAGATTATAGGTACTTGAGCATATGTTGCGAAAGATTCCCATAGTTTGAACATGTCTTTTAGTAATTGTATTCTAATTTTAGGTGATAGTTGTAAATCAACATGAGCCATACGTATGACGACCATTTTGTCGTCACTCCAGGGACTAGTTTCAGTACTTGTTGCCCACGTATATGCTAGTAGTTTACTATTATCATCTTTTGCAACACTTAATAAAGTAGAAAGAGGACCATAGAATTGATTGACAACAGCTAATGTAATGTTTCTGCTGTAAGTTACGGGTTGAGGATCAAATATAGTGTCAATTTCACTCTGAAAATTGCTTTCAGCCATTGCGACTATTGCTACTACATCAACTCCAGTAGCAGGAGACCAAGTATAGTTCATTGCATTTCCTTTCAATCTACTATTTAATATAAAGATAAATACTGATATGGAAAAAGATACAGAAATTGAACAGCCAAAGAAAAAGGGCAAGGGCGGCTATCGTCCCGGTGCAGGTAGACCAAAAGGGTCTACCGAACAAGTAACTATTGGTGGTTTATTAGATACATTAAAAACTCAAACTAAAGGTAGAAAATACGAAGATTTATTAGTTGAGGATTTTTTAAAAGCTAGAACGAACGGAGATTCGCAGTTAACCGTAAAATATCACAATTTGATATTGAACAAAGTAATGAATACAATTGCTAAGATTGAAGTCACTGATAGTCAGGATCAAATTGAAGCTAAAAAGATAGCTTTTGCAGAAGCATTAGCCAAACTTACTGGTATACAGAAAGAATAAATAGATATATGAAAAACGGATTATATGCAAATATACATAAAAAACGAGAACGTATAAAAAGTGGGTCTAATGAAACAATGCGTAAGCCTGGTACTAAGGGAGCGCCCACAGCTAAAGCATTTAAAGAGTCAGCAAAAACTGCAAAAAAATCTTCTAAAGGAAAAACAAAATGAAACCAAATTCAATAACACAAAGCGATACAAATTTAGGCTTTGACGGCGCGGCAAGTATGTCGCCTACTCGTTCACGTAAATATCAAACTAACCAACACACAGGTTATATGAATGACGGACGATTAGTCAATAAAGGACGTGGTCCAACAGTTGGTAACAAAAGCGATGACAATAGCACATACCCAGATGCTAGAGTAATGCCTGCATTACCAAAACAAGGTTCAGTTCGTGACAACATTAATCGTGGTCCACAAGTTCGTACTAGTGGTGGTGGTCGCTTTCCTGAGACACGTAGTTGGGATCCAGTATGTGGACAAAATTATAAGGGCAACGCAGACAAAATTAATGTCGGTCGTGGTCCAACGAAAGGTAATCAAGTATGAGAACTAATACATCTAACTCACAATCAAAATCCATCAATCAAAAGCGTGGCCCAACTACTGGCAACAGTGGTACGCCAAGCAAGCGTGATGAGTTTATTAAAGTAAAATCAACTGGTGAAAAATCAGCATTAGCAGATATGGTAACTAATGCAGTTGCTAATCGCGGTCGTGGAATGAAACCATTCATAGATCCTACTGTTGAAAGTTTACACGCCAACACAGGACCTAATGTTAACCCAACAAGTAATGGTTCTAAACTTCCAGGTAAATATAAGTCACCTAAAAAGTGATAAATACTATCGTGTAAGCATACTGTTAAAGCAAGTAAGAGTGGCATGGGGTCACTCTTACTTTTTTAGAAAAGAAAAGAAAAGATATGAACAAAAAAACAACACCTTCAAAAACACCCGAATCAGATAGCATTTGGGATTCAACTACACTTGATCTTTCAAGCAATGATAATATTGACCTTGATAGAAAAACTGATTCATTCAACCCAGCAAAAACAAAAATAATTCAAATATCTGAACAAGAGTATGATATTGATGGATTAATGACTGATTTTCCAACTGCAAAAGAACTAGAACGATTTGTCTACGATGAAACTGGAGTCGTATTAAACCTTAAAGGTCGTGCCAATAAATTAAAATATCAGATTGCAATGGATGTATTGAATGGTGCTGCTGTTGAAGATAAATTTCTTGGAAGTGAAAATCCATACATTGATAAAATGGATTTAGTCCCAGTAGATCCTTTAAAAGCTATACCAAAAAGAGATCTAGACTTGCCTCCAGAATCAGAAATACAAAATAGTTTTTATACACCTTTTGTACCTCATCCAGATAGTGATTTACGAGCAAGAGGTAAAAAAGCTATGTGTATGTTTAGAAAATACAAGACTGGTGAAATCAGTTATGAGATACTAGGTCCACTAAGCAAACAACCTCATGGAAATAAGATTGATAAGTTTGGTCGTAATCGTCCCGAAGTAATTAAATGGATTGATCCAAGAACAGGTGAACAAACTGTTATGCGTAGTGATGGAACATTAACACCTATTGGTCGTAGATTGCGTTCAATGATGCAGTCACTTAAAGTTAATAAGTCTAATCAGTGGGATGTATGGGTTGATCGTGAATTTGGTTCATTGAATCGTGACGCTATTGGCAATCCTTGGAACTTAGACAAATGATAAAACGAACTGATGGTTCTGATATTAATTTAATATCTCCTAGAGATAATGAAATTCATATTGCTCAAAGAAACAAAGAAGTTAATCTAGTTAAAGATACTATCATTTTGCAAAAGATTAATAAAGCACATAGAGTTGCATTTAAAGATCGTTTCCCAGGACAGATAGAACATTGTATGCGATTAACAACTGAACGACTACAGGGTTTACTTACAAAGAAACCAATAGATCCGTTAGATGTTAAGACATGGGCAGGTACTCCAGAAGAAATTAATGCATTAACTCATGCATTATATCATCTAACTATTATGAATCAACACTATCCTTACGAGGACGAATAATGAATATTGCATGTAATGAAGATTCTGGATTTGATATAGTTTGTGCTAAATTAATAGATGACCAAACTCATATAAATTTTCGTTTTAACAAAGATGATATTGAAGATATTAATATCAATTATGTTTTTACAGTTGATGAGTTAATAACATTCCGAGATGTACTTACTGAATTAATAGGTACATAATGTTAGGTACAGAAACGCTAATGGCAAGAGCGTTACGTTATGTAGTTGATGAAAATAAATTAACTATTGACGCATTAAAAACTAT